TAACGGTGTAATTATTCAAGAGTGCAATACTAACGGTGATGTTAGGTGTGAGTATGTGATTCAGGTTAGGACTCCGTTAACTGAATTTAGCAACGCAATGACTAAACACTTTGAAAACGATAGTACATTATGGAATGAGGATATTATAAAAGGCGAACACCCTAAGTATAAGTTTGATAATATTAAAAAGGTACTAAAAGAAATTAAGGGTGATTTATGAGCAACCTAAAAAATGATATTCAAGCATTGATTTTAGTTGGTGCTTTTCTTGAGGCTATAAAAGATGAGAACCCAGAATTGCACGAAAAGATAACAAAGAAGCACAGGGATATAATTAATTCAATCGAGCCTGATAGTAAAACCGGCCCTAGCATTAATGAGTTTATAAAACAGATATTAGCAAAGGCTAAATAGCCAGTCTAACAAATTACAAAACGCCTTAACTGGCGTTTTTTATTGCCAAAAATCTAGCGAACCCCACCACTAATAAATAGCCAATTCAACCAAATTGTATTTTTGGCTAATAATTAGTTATAATAACCACAGGGTTAACATCACACCATTAAGTGATGGCTTAAATTCTCCGAAAGGTGCTTAAAATGTCAGATGAAAATAACGAGGGCATTGTTATGCCTAAAACTGCTAGTGATAAACCGGCAGTAGAAGAAATAACTAAACCCGAAATTATCGCAGAATCATCTCCTGCTAGTGAAGAAAATCACGAAGAAAAAACAAACGGTGTTCAAAAGCGTATAAACGATCTAACAGCAAAACGTTACCAAGAGACACGTAGAGCAGACGAAGCGATTGAAGAGTTAGCAAAATATAAAGCTCAACAATCAAATCAAGCTCCAGCGAGTCAACCAGAGCAAGCTTTAAATGCTCCTGTATTGCCTGAAGATATTTATGACGATGAAGCTATGCGGAAATACCATACTGACAGCCAAGCTTATAATAAGCAGGTTGCAGAAAGTACCGTACAGTCTCAATTTGAAAGCCAACAACAAGCGAGTGCGCAAAAAGATTTAAACGCAAAGCACCAAGTTAATTTGGATAAGTATACAGCTAACGCTCAACGTGATGGTGTAGACTTCGATAAACTAGCTATTGCAGAGCGAGCGCTTAAACAAGCTGGACTTAGCAACGAATTAGGGTCGTATTTATTAAACGATGCTAACGGGGCTAAAATAGTAGAGTATCTTAGTGATAACCCTGCTGAAATGCATGATATTATGCAGTTAGATGTTGTATCTGCTGGTATTCGCATTGCCAACGAGATTAAGCCTAAGGTCTTATCGCAAACTCCAAAAGTATCTGGCGCACCCGATCCAATTCCAGAAGTGAATGGTGGCGGTGGGTATGTCGAGGTTGATGACTTCGCTAAAAAATACCCTGGTGCTGAAATAATTTAATTTAAGGATCTATCATGGCTAATAATTACCAAAGTAATACCAATGAAAAGCTATTAAAAAGCTTTATCAAGGGTTTCGAGTCTAGTACTGTTTTATTAAACACAGTGTCTAAACAATTAGTAAACGACATTGACGCTTCAACTGGCGCAGGTGCTACACCTGTTAAAATGAAACGTCCGACACAATACAAGCCTGTACGCTCTGCTGATGGTGACTTAACGTCAACTGATGCAAACCCTGTACAAGTTGGCTCTGTATATGGTCACGTATCAGATAATGGTTACATTACTGTTTATGTGGAAAACACTCAGATTGAAGAAGCATTAGAGACTGATCAACTAGATCAACTATTAATGCCAATCGCCGAAGATATGGTTATTACTTGTGAGTCTGAGCTTGCTCAGTATATGACTCGTAATGCTCAATTGCATTCTGGTACTGCCGGAACAGCTATTAGTAAATGGTCTGATGTTGCTAACGCTGGTGCATTATTTAAAGAGGTTGGCGCTCCTGCTGGTAAGAAGTATGCAGCAATCAACTCTTTTGATGAAACTGTACTTGCTGACTTGCAAACTCAGCTAGGTGTTAACCCTGAAGTAAACCAAGCATGGAACGAAGCAGTTATTAAAACTGGTTTTGCTGGTTTAAATCAAGTTATGACCACTAACAACCTTGATGAGTATACGTCTGGTGTTCCTGGTACTGGTATCACTTTAGCGGCAACTCCAGCAGCAACTTATGTGACTTATAAAGATAGCTATCAAATGTCTTTATCATTAACTGGTTTAACTGTTACTACTGGTACGCTTAAAGCAGGTCAACAATTATCATTCCCAGATTCTTCTTTATTGAATATGCGTAATGGTAAAATTGTTCGCAAATCTGGTGTTGCTGTTCCATTCACTGTAACCGTATTGGCTGATGTAACTGCTGATGGCTCAGGCAATGCAACTGTATCAGTTAGTGGTGCAGCTATCTTTGAAGCTGATGGCGCTTACAACACAGTAAGTAAGGCGTTAACTTCAGGTGATGGTGTAACCGTACTAGATGGTGCAACTGCTGTTGATAAACGCCCTGCACTAGCATACTGCGAAGGCTTTGTTGGTATGGGTTCAGTTGTACTTCCTAAGTTACACGCTACTGACTCAAATATCATTAACCATAAAGGCGTAAGCATCCGAGTTCATCGCTTCAGTGATGGTCTAGGTAACAAAAACCGTTATCGTTTTGATATCTTACCTACCTTTGCAACGTTTAACCCGAGTTGGGGGATCCAGTTGGAAGGTACAGCATAAGTTTTAATATTTGCTGAATAATGTTATTATTAAGGGACTTTAAACGGTCCCTTTTTTTTGGAGTTAAAATGACACATCTAACAATGCTTAAATACTCAACTAATGAGTTAGGGTATATTCAAGTAGTAACTAATTCTGACAACAAAAAAGAGTTAGAAGGTATTGGCTTTGTTGATCATATCGACAAGGTTAAAAAACCTAAAGCTAAAAAAGAAACCGTGAAAAAGGTAAGTAAAGATGCCTAAAAAAATTGATTTAGTGTTAGGTGCTTATCAATTAATCAGAATTAGCGGCTTAACATCTCAAGCGATACCTGAAGAGGTTGAAATAGGCTTGCAGTCTGCTGATGATTTAGCAGGGGAGCTATCGTCAACTTTAAATACTGGATACATTCAGCCAGTGGATTATGGCACAAGTGATCCAGATGATTACTCAGGCTTAAACGCTCAAACGGCAGGGCCATTTAAAAAGCTACTCGCTTTAGAGTTGGTTAATTACTTTGGTAAAGTTGCTCCTATCTCTTTAGTTACTAATGCAGACAAGGGTATGCGCTCACTAGAGCAGTTACTTGTTAATGTATTGCCATCTCAAAACCCTGGCACGTTACCGCTAGGCTCTGGTAATGATTACGATTATCGCAGCGATAGGTTTTACCCTGAGCCAATTAGTGATGATGGTGGAATATATAAAAACACTTCAGATATATTTCAATTGCCTATCGACTGGACCGCTTGGCTTGCTGGCCTATATGAGCTATCAACAGTTACATACAAGGCTGATGCAGGTATAACATTAACCGATGAAGCTATCAGTGATGGAATTTCAGTGGTAACGGTAAGTTTTACCAAGCAAGGGCAGTTTACGTTATGTGCTCAAGCCACTAATTCAAACGGTGATGTAATATCAGAGAAGATTATTTACAACGTTACTGATTGCGATCAAAACTATTACCCTTAGAGGTTTAAATGCCAAGTATTCCATTTATTAAAGGCGATAAGGTAGATAACAACACTGATTATCGTGATGCTTTGGCTGTAAATTATTATGCTGTATTGCGTAATGTTTACGACGAGCAAGGTTATATGCTTAATTACTACGGCTTAACTAACTTTGGCACAGGTCAGGGCGTTAGTCGTGGTTCTATATGGGTGGCTAGGGATAGCTTTAAAGGTCAGTATCGCGTTAGTGGTACATCGTTAATTAAGATTGAAGATAACGAAAGTATAACTATTTTAGGTACGATTAGCGGCACAGGCCAAGCATCAATGACTTACTCGTTAAACAACTTGGCAATAGTCGCTGATAGTAAGCTTTATTATTACAATCCTACTGATGGTTTCAGACAAATAACCGACCCGCACATTGGATCACCTATTGATATTGTATGGGCTGATTTCAGGTTCGTATTAACTGATGGTGAATATTTATTTCAATCTGCTGAATTAGATGAGGAAGAGTACGAGCCGTTAGATTTTTCAGGCTCAGACTTTCAACCTGATAAGATTTGGGGTGTTGGCCTTAATGATGATAACGAGCTAATAGCATTCAACGAGTTAACTACTGAATACTTTGTCAATATAGGTCAAGATAACTTTACTTATACTCGCATCCAGTTAAAGGCAGTTAAAGCCGGTATTGCTGGCACTCACGCAAAAGCTGAATTTAAAAACAAATGGTACGCATTAACACGCAGAGCTAACACTCAATATCAATTTGCTGTTATTCAATCAGGTTCATCAGAGTCAATTACAAGCCGTGAAATAGAAAAGGTTTTAGCTGAATACACTGATGACCAAGTATCAAAAACAGTAGTTGAGGTATTTACTAAGGACGCTGTTACATGGATGGTTGCACACTTACCTGATAAAACTTTAATTTATAACGAGTCAGTAGCTAAAGCACACGGAATTGATGTGGCATGGTCTATATTAAAAACTGATGTCTATGGCGATAGGGATTATAGAGCAAAAGATGTTACTTATGATCCACGTTTTAGTAAATGGTGTATTGGTGATAAACGCGATAGTACAATAGGGTTTTTAGATGATTCTGTTTGTACTCACTATGAAGAAATAGTTGAGGGCTTATTGTTTACGCCTATTTTAGATATGGAAAGCTTATCAATTGACGAGCTTAATTTAAAAACTATTCCTGGTATTGCACCAAGTAATGATGCAACTGTATTCATTTCAAGAACTGATGACATGAGAATATACAGCCAAGAGCACACAGAATTATATGGTGTTAATCAGGATTATAATAAAAACTTTACTATGCGCGGTTTAGGTTATGTTAGAAGTGAGACAGCATTCAAAATAAGAACAGCATCACGTTCAAGAATGGCATTCTGCAGACTTGATATAAAGGCTTCATAATGGCCACTCCTAGACGAACATCAACAAGGCGCGCAGTACTTAGCTTTGAAAGGCTAAAGGAGCTAACGAAAGCATCGGGCGCTGTTTGGTCTGATTTATTAATTGAGGACTATCAAGGTATAATTCAAGATTTTGTTGCTAACGCTGACAGTATAGACACGTTAGAGGTTAGAATAATAATAAATGAAGGTGATATACTTGATCTACAAGACTCGCATTATCCTAACATGGCAACACAAGTACAATTTTTACAGCAACAAATAAACGGTTTACCTGAGTTCACAATTGACACATCAGGATTTACAACAGATTTAACATTTATCACAACGGATAAGGTAGTTGCATAATGACACAGCAAAATATAATTATAGGTACAGCTGATGCAAAAGCTGGTGACACCCTATTCTCAGCATTTACAAAAACTCAAGATAACTTTACCGAGCTTTACGGGCTTCATAAAACTAGCAATATAGTTGAAATAACAGAGGAGTCTGATTTTCCCACTCAAGATGCTACAACGATAAGCATCGAGTCAGGAATGGGCTACTTTATTAAAAAACCTTTTACCACTACTAAAAAATTCACCATGAAGGGAGGGGCTATATACTCAGTTGCTACGGATGTTGAATATATAACTTATACTGGTACTGGTGTAATGTTTACCGCTACACAAGCAAGGGCATCAATAAATAATCTTATTGTATCGTGTCCTAATGCCACTGTAATAGAAATAGAAGGAGATGGAACAAAGGGTACTGGATTTTTGTTTAATGTTTCTGTTCTTGGTGTAACGGACTGCTCAGGAGTGGCTAATTGTAAAAATGGTGGCATTTTGGTTGCTGATACATGTAATTTTATTGGTAACTTTACCGGATCAGCTATAACCCTTTCAGGAACTGGTGCAGCAGTACAAAGTTTAGACAAGGTGACTGTTGCCGGTTTAGCTTCTGGAGCTACTGCCTTTGATATGGGTAGTACATCTAACGGGGAAATAGAGCTATTTAACTTTAGGGCTATTGGTCACGCATCAGCTACGGGCATTAGTGGGCTTTCTGGCTCTGGCAATATAGATGTTGGTGGTAAAATGCTGGTGTCAGGTGGTAATTTTGCAGGGTTAACGACTCCTTTGTCTGGAGTTGCTATCAACGATATTAGATTGAATTTCAAAAATAACGCTGGCCTTGATGACTCCAGAACAGCGGCAGATATCTTCTTGACTGGAGGGACTGAGACTATCACAACGGGTAGTGCTGGTGATTGGCAGGAAATAGGCATCCCAGGTGCTGTAGGGGTTTCCTGGGCTAATGATGTTGCAGATAGGTTTACAATCGGAAATGATGGAGTTATAACGTATGTAGGTGAGGATGATATTGAGGCTAGACTATCAGGTAGGGCCACAGTCGAAAAGGTTGGTGGTGGCGCTAATATCCTAGAGGTTAGATTTGCGGTAAACTGGGATGGTACAGTTAGTGATGGCGGGCTAGAAAAATCAAGAGCACAAACACAAAACACTTCACCAACTACCGTACCTATCGGGTGCTTAGTCAAATTATCTAGCGGTGATAATGTTAGGGCCATATTTAGCAATACAGACGGAACATCAGATATAGACGCATCAGTAGCATCATTAGAGGTTACCGGATAATGACAACCAAACAGATAGTTGATAATTTTAGAAACACAGTGGTTGATACTATTCAATCAGCATATACAGCGCCAAGCGACAAGAGCGTAATTATTGAGGCGTTTACGGCAACTAATAATTCAATAGTTGATGCTAGCTATAAAGCTTATATAACTTCAGATGGTGGAGAGGTAAAGCCTATTCGACCATTTAAAATAGTTGTATGGGGTGAGTTAGATCTAGGTAACGGTATTGCTAATCAGGCTATACCACCTGGTGGAAGCCTTAGCTTTGAAACATCAGCACTAGAATCTATTGATTTCACTGTAACAGGTAGAATTGTTAGTTTGGCTACGTAACGTGGTATAATAAATAAAATTTTAGAGGGTTAATGTTATGGGATTATTTAGTAAGGTTTGGAAAGCTACCGGTTTAGGTGGTATAACCAAAAACTTCAGAACTGGCGCAACTCAAGCGGCAAAGCAAGCTAAAAAGCTTGGTGGTGAAACGCTAGCACAGCAGGGCGCTTTACGTGAAGAGATTGGCGGCATTTACGATCCCCGAATGCAAGCCGGTGAAAAAGCCTTTGGTGAGTTAACCGATTTTTACGGGGGTAATCAGCAGCAGATTATAGATCAAGCTCAAGCATCCCCGTTTATGTCTAGCCTAGTAAGTGCCGGTGAAGAAGCTATTGCTAGGAATGCTCAGGCAACCGGAGGGTTTAGAACAGGCACGACACAAGAAAACCTTGCGCAGAATCAACAAAACGTATTACAAAACTTAGTTGGTCAAATACTCCAAGGTAAACAAGGTATTGCTCAAGCAGGGTTTGGCGCTACTGATGCGTACACTACTGCAATGCAAAATATAATTGCTGGCGAAGGTGCTACTCGTGGTGAGATTGCTAATGTAGATATAGCTAAAGCAGCAGGCAAACAAAATATGTATGCTGGCTTAGGTAGTGCACTTATTAAAGGTGGTGCAACAGCTTACGCAAGTGATGAAACGCTAAAAGAAAACATCGTTAAAATTGGCGAGAAAAACGGCCTTAACTGGTATTCATGGGACTGGAACGACTTAGCCAAAGATATAGGTTTAACTGGTAGCGATAAAGGTCACATTGCACAGGAAGTACAAAAGGTGCGCCCTGACTTAGTTGTTACACAAAACGGTTATTTAGCTGTAAATTACGGAGGCTTTTAAAATGGCTGGTTTTCAAATTGATATGTCACCACTAGAAAGAAGCTCTATGAATATAGGGCGTTCACTAGTTGATATAGGTCAAACGGTAGGTGGTGCTATACAGCAATCACGACAAGAAGACCAACAAGCACAGGAGCAAGGCGATATTGAGGCGTTTATGCGTCAAGCCATGTCTGGTGATCCGGTTGCACTTGAAGAGTTGATGATTAAAAGTCCACAAGCTGCACAGATGGTTGCACAGCATTTACAATCACAACAAGCAGGTGAGCAAGCTAAAGATGAGCAATTTAAAACTCAGATGGCTCAAGATACTGCTGGGTTCGTTGAGCAAATGCACACTGCACCAGAAGATCAACAAGAGGCAATGTTTAACGCTGCTGTTGATGATCCACGCTTTGATATTGATGAAGAAGATAGAAGCTTATTCATGGATACTGATGCGCGCAAAGCTATCATCGGACAGGTTAAAGGCAAGGATTATGCTGAGGCGTTTTTTGGTAAGCCTAAAGAAGCAACCAAATACCAACAAGGCACTGGCGAAATGGCAGGGCATGTATTTAATCCTGATACTGGAACATTTAGTATAAACCCTGAAATAAGGGCTAAGATGGATGTAGCTAAAGAAAATCCTGATTTAGAATTCAAAGACATCCAAGGTCTAAATAAGGACTTTACCGCGCTAACAAAAGATACAAAACTAATTAGAAACACAGCCGAGGATTTAAGTAAGCTATCTAAAATGGTTGGTGCTGATGGTAATGTTAGTGGCCCTTCTTCAATAGCTATGGTATTTAAGTTTATGAAAGCGCTTGATCCTACCTCAGTAGTTAGAGAGAGTGAGTTTGCAACCGCCGAAAACTCTTCTGGTGTTCCTGAGAATATGCGGAATATGTACAACAAACTGATGAGTGGTGGCAAGTTAGGCACTAAGCAGGTCGAGGAATTTGTCGCTACAGCTAAAGGATTGGCTAACTCTGCTATAGACTCATCATCAACTGAAATAGAAAATTACCTAAACACTTTTGGTAACACTGTGCCGGTAGCAACTAGAAAATCATTATTAAAAAGAATACCTGCACGTTTTGGCGATGCAGAAAAAGAAGACAAAAAAGAGGTTTCGCAAGAGCAGTATGACCTAATGCCAGCAGGAACTAAATACACAATAAATGGCGTTGATTACGTTAAGGGGCAATAATGACAAACCCGTTTGGAGATACGCCAGTAAGTGGTACTACAAGCCCTTTTGGAGACAGCGCAGTAAGTAGTGCGCAACCACAAAAAGATATGAAAGAAATAGGTGCAGCATCAGAGCTTAATGTTTTTTCATGGCCAGCTTTCAAGGCTTCTGCTGGTTTGCTGGTTACTGATAATGACGAGTCCAGCAAGAAGATGCTAAAAGAGCAGTTTGGTGATGAAATATCTTTTCAAGATAGTGCTCAAGGTGTTGTTGCTACTTTGCCTTCTGGTGATTACCTTATAAACAGAAAAGGGCTATCAGGCCAAGACATGATTAAGTTTGCCAATGACATGTTGGCTTACACTCCTGCCGGTAGAGCTAAAGGTGCACTTGGCGCTATAGGAAAAAGCGCATTAACAGAAACAGCACTAGAAGGGGCTGAACAAGCTTTAGGTGGTGAAGATGTTAGCGGTAAAGATATTGCAATCTCAGGCGGTATTGGTGGATTCTTTAAGGGTGCGGAGGATTTAATAGGGGCTGGGTATAGAGCGTTAAAGGGCGAGGCATCCAGATCGGGCGCTGAACTAATAGAGCAAGGCACTAAGTCAGGTATACCAATTACAACATCTGATGTATTGCCACCACAAACGTTTGTCGGAAAGGCAGCACAGCAAACAGGGGAGAAAATACCTTTTGCTGGTACTGGTGTTATGCGCGAAGGTCAACAGGAGATGAGGCAGAAGGCGGTTCAAGATGTCGCTGAAAAGTACGGTCAGTTTAGTTACAAGTCTATTATTGATAGCCTAAAAGCAAAAAAAGATCGCGTTAAGTCTGCGGCTGGTGCTGTACTAGAAAAAACAGGCGATAAGTTAGATCAGGTTGGTGAGATTTCTCTAGCAAACACCAAAGAGGCAATTGATCTAGCTCAAAGCGAATTAACAAAAAAAGGTGTTATTCAATCAGGTGGTGCAATCGATGACTTAACAAAACTAGTGGATGCTATGAGATCTTCATCTCAAACCTTTACCACCTTAAAAGAAAATAGAACAGCGTTTAGGGAAATTGTCGCTGGTGCAGATAAGGCAGAAAGAAGCCAGTTAACAAGTAGAGCTAAAGGGTTGCTAGGTAAGGTTGAATCAGCTATGACTAAGGATATGGACCAACTAGCTAAAGATAACCTAACACCACAAGAGTTCGGTAAATGGACAAAGGCGAATTCTACTTATGCTTCAGAGGCTAAAAAACTAACTAAAACAAGATTGAAAAACGTTTTAGATAAAGGTGATGTTACTCCTGAGTCGGTAGAGACTTTATTGTTTAGCCAAAAACCTAGTGAATTGAAATCTTTATATTCTAGCCTTGGTATGTCTGGAAGAGAAAACGCAAGAGCAGCAATAATTTCAAAAGTGGTTAACAATGTATCTAAAAGAGTTGGCGGAATAACACCTAACTCGTTTGCTACGGAATTAAAGAAGTTTGGGCCGCAAGTTAATGCATTCTTTAAAGGTGAAGAAAGAAAGGCTTTAAACGGATTACAAAAAGCTTTAGATGCCACACGTAGAGCGCAAGATGCGGCAATATCCACTCCAACGGGTCAACAACTTATTGGTGCTGGTACTTTGGCGGCGGCTGCTACAGACTTAGGAGCAACAATCCTAACAGGGGGGACAGCAGGAGGAATAGCAAGGCTTTACGAGTCTGCGCCTGTTCGAAATGCTTTACTAAGGCTATCTTCTGCTCCAAAGGGGTCAGCTCAGTTTGAGAAAGCACTTCTTGAATTTCAGACGATTTTAAACTCTGCTGCTCAAGCATTGAAGAATGAACAATTGGATAAAGAATCGCCCCAATAAGGCATATTAAGATAATATTCATAAAACTAACTTTAACACAAAAACCAAGTAAACCATAAATCAAAATCAAAATAGGTGAATAACATGAGTGTAATTAACTGGAATATTTTATATCTACCTGATCCTGATAAAGGTCGCCCGTTATTTTCAGGTCAAATCTACGTGGGCGAACCAGATTTAGATCCCGAAGATGGCAACGGTAATCCTATAAACTCCAAGCAGCTTAATGTAATCCAAGAGGATGGAACTGTCGTACCTGTTAATCAGCCTTTTATATTAAGCGCTGGAGGTGTGCCGCAATACAATGGTGCACCTGTTCGCTTAGACGTTGCTGGCAACTATAGCATCAAGATACTAAATAAACTTGGCGCTCAAACTTATTACATTGAGAATGTGTATGAAGGCCAACCGGTAACGGTTGAAACACTACCAGGGTTATTAATAAACGACCTATCACAAGCATATGAATTCGCCACAGTAGCAGAATATAAGGCTTTTGCCACTGCGTTTCCTGTTGGTAAGGTTGTCAACTTACTTGATAGGGGAGCAGAGTTTACGGTTATTGCTGGCACTGGTACAGCTAATATTCACAGTATTATCGACAGCACCGAAGTAGATCAAAGCATTACCATTGCAGAAGCTAATCCAACAGCATCACAACTTGGTATTATAGGCGATGGCTCAACAGATCAAAGCGCAGGTCTTGCGATACTTGACAGTTTGTTCGGTGTAATTGATGTTGCTAATATATTCATTGATTCTGATATGGAATTAACTAATATCGCTACATTTCGTGGAGGTTATTTAAAGCCAGCTAACACGCGAACAATTACAATCAATGATATTGATACACCTTGCCAACAAATTTTTAGTGTCGCTCTTGGTGGTGCTTTTATATTAAATAAAAAATACGCTAAAGCCACTTGGTTTGGTGCTTTGGCTGGCTTAGGTGACAACGGTGTTATATTTAACGCTGCAATAAATGCTTGTGGTCGCACTGGTACTGTTGAAGTTCAGACAATAGATATTAATCTTAGATATAATCTTACAGTTGGTATTGTTTGTGACTACGATGAGTTTACATTCAGAGGTGAACAGTTCAGAACTAGAATCGGAACTGATTTAGATATAACAGTGTTCACGCAAAACATTAGAGCGCCATCACCTTACTTTGGGTTACATCTGCAAAACCTAGATTTCTTTAATAACGTAGTGAGTGGAACAAGTAATGTTGTTGACTTAAACGCTTCGTTTTTATTTATACTTGACAATGTTTACATTGATAAAGGGCCAGCTAACGGTTTTCAATTTATAGGTATTTGCGCGCAAGGTGTAATACAAAACTGTGTTGCTGAAGAGTTACAGGGTACTGGATTTAACGAAACTAGTGGATCTGTAATGTTAAGTTATAGTAACTGTCAGTCATTCGCTAACGGTAACCGAGGATTTAGCTCAGGTAACAACACAGCAACTTATGGGAATAGTTTAGTCGGTTGTAAAGCCTATCTTAACGGTGTTAATAACTTTAACCGTGGTGATGCTGGTGTTTCAATTGCTTCTTGTATGTCAAGGAATGCTGGTGCGGTTGGTATTGTATTAGGTTCTAGTGCACATAATGCTAGTGTCAAAGGTACACCGTCATTTGATGACAGAGGTGGTAGCGCTGTACAAACTTACGGCTATGAAACTAACCATTACTCGCAGTACATTGATCCGCCTACTGGGTACGGTAATGTTATAGGGATAGTACTAAACAATGAAGCATCAGCGTTGTTGACTATTGCCAGTGGTGCAATTACGTTACCACAAGACTTACCACCTGGTGCAACAGTTAGAGTAGATACAGAGGGGGCTATACCTAGTGATAAACTTGAAAATATCTCTAGAGGTTATACTGACCAGATTATTATTATCAAAGCGGCTGATGATGCTAGAGACATAGTTATAAGCGATGAGTTTAATAATATAGCTGGTGCAGGCGACTTTACAATGGACCATTCAAAAGATAGATATATTGTTCAGTATGATAGAACTAGTAATAGATGGGTTGAATTAAGCCGAAGCAACAACAACTAACTATAACAACTTAATCTTACCCTTATAATACTGCTCAATGTCTTTATAGTCTTGAGCAGTTCTTTTATCTACCATAAAATCTAGAGCGTTTATTAAATATCTTTTTTACTCGCTCTAAGTATTCAATTGTGACTTTTAAATGTTTTACTAGGTAATAGTATTGCATCTGCAGCGCTAAACCCTTGGTTTATTCTTCTTCTTATTGTTGCGCCACTTACTGTACATAATTCATAACGGGCCCATTCTGTGGGTGTTTTTGTTTTACCGTTATATTCGATAGCTGTAGATGACACCCTTAAGTGAAACTCCTTCTTTCCTCTGCCAGTATTACAGGCGTTACAAAGCGCCCTTAAGTTTTCTGGCTTATTATTCGTTACATCTTCGTCGATATGATCTATATGTGTTGTGTATAAATCCCAGTTACACCCTTTACCGCATAACGCACAGTCAGGAAGGTTGTCACCAAAAATAGAATACATGACAAATCTATGCTCATAAACATAGCCATTCTTTTGGCTTAAAATATGCTTGGGCTCGTATATGGATTGATATCCTTTAGGGTTGGAATACCTGTAATTCCTTTTTTGCACAGTATTATAAGTACCATTCCTCATAAATCTAAAATAATGCATCTGGCAAACATCATCTTTAACGTACATAGAATCACGATCACAACCATTAACCTTACACATAAATCACCATTACAATTAAACTTCCATGTAACTATTGTAACAGTTTTTTTATTTCACTGTTGAATTCTTTTCTCATTCGCTCGAGCTCAGGGCCCGTAAACTTTCTTACTGCAGTATTAGTTTCGCAGTAATCAAGTATTTCTTGGGCTCTATCCTTACCAAACCTATCAACGAGCCCTTGCTTATAACCTCGAGTGGTTTTATTTCCTTCAATATTACCACTGAGCCCCATATTACAATAACGATTACACTGCAGGTATGTGTTCATGACGTCATAACGTAAATTACTTTGAGCTCCTCTTGATTTAAAGTGGCCACAACACCAGTCCATATTCTGTTTGCCGCATGATATGCATTCTGGCTCGAGCCCTTTATCTGTAAACCACTTCTTCTCCTGCAGCACACGAAGCTTATTAAATGCTATTTGAGTTAAGTCATGTTGCTTTTTCGTATCAGATAACCTAAAAGACTTTTTACGGGCCCTAAACTCTTTATCTGCAGACTTGCGCTTAATTTCAGCACCCTTTAATTTATTATTAGAAGCATATTGAACAGCAGATTCAAAACTACAGTAGGCAACGTTATTGATAACGATATAATCACGTACCCGTTCACCGCAATTTTTACATTTGCGCTTGCTGTTTGCCATTTAATAAACCCCTGAATACTTAGCTACATTAATAATCCAATCATTACTCGAGCGACTAGGATTAATTCCGCAATTAAAATGATAATCAAAACCATCTTTGACTATTTTATAATCTTTATAGTTAATACGCTCTTCACATTTATTACAGATACATTTCTTTTTATAATTACGTTTTAACATGTTAATCCTTAAACCGATGTAGCGGCTATTGCTGCCCATAACCTAGCGCGATTAAGAGCTTTTTTACTCACCCTGTACTTGTTAGGGTTTTTTATTCTATCAAGCCTTTCCTCTTCCTCTAGCTTTAATTTTTCTTGTCGTTTTTTATTGAACACCTCAGCGAAGTGTTTTTTATCTGCGTGATTTCCCATAATTAATCCTTAAACTTAATTGGTATACATAAATCATTAAAATAAAATATCATTTGCTCGCAATATTCTTTTGATTCTTTAGTGTTGAACTCTGATGTAATACTTAAGCAGCTTATAAGCTTCATTCTAGCCTCAAAACTATGTTTATAATAATCTAGCTTATGTAATAAAAACTCTAGCTTATCACTGTATGTAGGGCTATTTAAAAGCAATGGAATACCAAAGGCATCCTTACAAAAGTTTTTAACTTCTAGCGGTGTTCTGTCACCATAATGTTTAGCTATTTGAGTGTAAAATAAATGCTGTTGTGCATTCATGCTTATGCTGCGCTTCTTGGCCCACTTGGTAAGTGTTAACCTATACTTACCTTGTGGGTTATCAGCAAACAACTCATTAAGCTTTAACTTACACTCTTTTAGTGTTGTAAAGGTAAGTTGAAAATCTTTCACAACGTTGCTACCCATATACCCAAAAACAATACAGCTTGCACAATAGCAATAATTTTATATGTCGCCACCTCATTATAATTTATGACATCAGCCAAATCTAAATCAGCTTTAACCTCTGCTAGTTCTTCATTAGCCATTTTTAATTGCTGCTCAAGTGAAGCAATACGACTTTCATGCCAATCTTTCATATTAACCTCCCATCAAAGCACTAGCTAAAACTATCATCACACTTAACACCACACACCAGCGCAACATTGTTATTGTTTGTCTAACTTCATCGTCATTACGTCTTTTCATTTCTTCACCTGTTTAGTTATGCGACACCAAACAGCATCGTTATGCCACTCACAATCACGTTTAAGCCATCTTTGAGCTTGATTTGGTGCAACACCTTGTGATTTAGCAAAGGCGCTTACATTGCCGTT